ACATAGATACGTCGATCATCAGGATCATCTATCTGGATAGCATCAAGGTGGTTGGAGAACATGATATTGCTATTATATGTCAGCTCTTGACGTAACTTACCATACTTACCATTAATCTGCTGTAGATGATCAGATATCCACGTTTTTAGCTTGTTATATCCAAGGGTTTTGACCTTCACCTCATCCCACAACAACATAGATACATCGATGAGGAAGTCGTTAAACTGATTCGAGTCTTTCAACATCTCTTCAGACACCCGCTTAACATTTGATTTTCCTAATATTTTACGAAACATTTCAAACAGTATATTCTTGCCTAAACCCACGCCTGGGGTGATCAAAAGGATCGCAAACGGCTTTATCCACGGGTACTGAACAGCGAGTGCTATCCAATTTAGGATGACGTTCAATGCTTCTTTTCGCGGCACCAAGAATCCAACATGGTCCATAAATGGTTTTAATATGACCATATCCGGTTTCTCTATATAAGGGAGTGTTGATGTTTTAAACGTGTTGAAGCAATGGTCTTCCCGCCAGTTCTTGACTATTGGAGTGTCTTCTTTTGGGTAATATGCCACACCATGAGCTGTTTTTCTACGTTCAGATTTCATCCACTGGTCAGCGATCTTAATCACAGGACCCGCACCTCCTCTTGGACCTGCCGGTCCTACATACTGGTTTGGCAGCATCGACTCTTTAAATGATGCCAAAGGTACATGTGTTTTGGTCAGGATATCACCCACCAGGGACTCTCCTCCCACAAAAATATACCTGTCTATCATACCTTTGAGATCTATCAGTGTTGGAAGTGGGTCTGATGTGTCGTATATTATGGTTTCTGAGGATATAGTAGGAGGTACACCACCTTCAGGGTACAACCAAGCCTGGCTTAACTTAGCCTCAGCTTCGGCCCATGTAAATGGATCATCTTCTGGCTGCTCAATAGCTTTAAAGACCTCTGCTAACTTCATCCTGGCTACATCAAAAGTTAGACCTCTGGCCCTCCACGCACAACAAAATTTGAACACTGCATCATCGCGACCGCCAGCTGGTATAGAGTCTGGGATGGTTCCATATTCTGATACAGCCTGACCAAAGTCATTTTCAAGTGGTGCTGTATTTTTAGTGCCTACCTTTAATAGGAGATCCGGTGGGATCATCGCTGGCTGAACATTGGGATTGACCAGCTCGTAAGCTTTACCGCCGATGGTAGAGCCTGGAGCGACTATGTAACCACAGTCACCTCTGATATCAATGTTCGGGAGCCAGTTAGCTGCATTATTTACCTGAACACCAGGTGGTAGCTTGAAGATGATATGCAGGCCACCTGTCGGAGTCTTGCTTATCAGGGTCTTGCAGGGCGGGATGGTTTTAAGGGATTCCAATCCGACTTTTGTACCGTCTTTTACATCAACATCCAGGACGCACATTCCTGTAGTGTGTATACCGACGTTGGATGCTTTTGGAATGATCCAGCTCTTGCCTTTTTTATTAGTAACTTTTCTTTCGCCAGACCACCAGTCTTTAATTACTGCCTCGTCAGTTGTTGCCAGCTTCTGCCAGTTAGGCAGAGCAGGAGTTTTCTTACCTGGGAAGAGTGGGAAGACCTTATAGCCTTGTTTCGCCAAAGCTAATGCTATCTCCACACTCATCGGATCTTCACTGTAAGCTTAATAGGTTTAGCCATCAAGACTTCACGTATCCACATTCTAAGCAGCATAGTAATTGATACATTGAGCTTTGCGGCTTCTGCTACCAGAGCCTCTGCTTCGTCTGAAGGGATGTTAAATGCGAAAGCCCTACGATCTACTCGATTAGACATAATGATCTCCTTATGTATATAGAAAATAATACTTTACATATCTTTATTACATATATATGTAAGAGTCAACAATAATTTTCTACATTATATAAAAAATAAATATAGGTACAATTCAGTGACACAGTGACAGAATATTGAAATTTAAGTTCTGTCATAAGGTAAGATACTGTTATCACTACAGATTTGACAAATCAAAAAAACTTGAGTGACAATCAACCAAAAAAGTAATGTCACTCAAAAAACCTCCAGTATCAAGTGTCTCCTCTACCAATGACATATAATATATAAATATATATGGTAACGTGAGAGAGGTAGATAGTGTATGTGTTGTATACCTACTCAGGCACTATGTATCATTTCTGGGGCTAAGGTTGAATTGAAGTGTCATTGTCATTTTTACTGTAACCTACTTATATTAATAGATATATTGGATGACACAACGAAAACAGGTCTTGGGGGATGTGTCATTAAATAGGCACTTTTAAGCTTTTTAAGCTTCCAAACTCATTTAATGAATGAGATTCAGTGACTGAATAGAATTTAGTGGTTTAGATGTACTTTTGTATTTTTTGATGTAATTTAATAGTTTATCTATAGAGATCAACACCATTTTTTGGATAGTACTTGACATGATTTTTCGTGTTGTGGTAACCTGTTGATATTATGAGGGAATCAAAATGAATATTATTGATGAAATAAAAAGCTTAAATTTAGATGTTCCGAAAGAGTTTCATACCATGGATGAGCCTACACTGTTGATGTTAATGGGCGGCTGTGGTCCTGGGAAGTTCGGGGATTATTTTGTTCCTGATACGGTTTATGGGATGAGTATCAAAGCTGCTTGTGCTGTACATGACCTGGAATACTCTATTGGTAAGGATAAAGTTAAGGCGGATGACAGGTTCCTGGTCAATATGCGAAAGATTGTTGATAGATCCAGGTTCTACCTTCTTAAATTGTTGCGTCAGCGGAGAGTCTTGAAATACTATTGGGCTGTACATGTTGGTGGTGACAGCTCTTTTGGAGGAGTTTAGATGAGTTTTACTGACTGGAAAGCAAGTTCGAAGATATCATTATTTATCTGTATGTAATCGGCAGCCTTTTTGAGGGGGTCTCCAAACTGAAACAATGACTTCCATCTGGACACATTCAATGAATTGTGTGAAAGCCACAGTGTATGAGTCTGTTCAGAGTTACTTAGATAGAGGTAAAGAGATAAAATACCTGGATAGCTACGAAGTTGTTGAGGTAAAATACGTTAGACCAAACCATTATTTATTGGAGCAGATAGGGGTTAATTATGAGTGCAGGTAAGCTTATACAGGACTTATATAAAACGATATGACAGCAAAAGATAAACATAGATTAAAAATGATTTTATAGATAGGCAGACTATGCATAAAACTATTTTGCGGATAACAGGTCCAACTTTCTACAAACATTTCTCTGTTGAAGAGCTTTTTGATATAGAAGCTGAAGCTGCACAGATAAGGAGGGATAGATCCACAAGGCAGCGAGCAGCGGTTTTAAACGCTCTTTACACTTCTGCAACTGATGGTAATGTACCTGCAGCAAAGGAGTTCTTAGATAGAACAGAGGGTACAGTTGCTCAGAAGAATGAGCATTCTGTTGAAACTGAGATAATTATCAGTAGAAAGACTCGTGATGAGGAAGTTTAATACAGCAGTTAAAAAACCACTTAAACTGACAGTCTATGATGACATATATAACAAAGTCTATATTCCCTATTTAGATCTTGAAGTAAGAATCCAAATATTTTACGGTGGGTCCAGTTCCGGAAAATCTTTCTTCCTGGCGCAGAGGTGTGTTGAAGATCTCCTGGCCGGCGGTCGCAACTACCTTATAGTAAGAAATGTATCAAATACCCTCCGGACATCTACATTTAATGAGGTCAAGAAGGCGATCAACGACTATGGAGTGAGCCAACTATTTAATATTAATAAATCAGATATGATCATCACTTGCATCAACAACGGCTATCAGATCATTTTTAAAGGTCTGGATGATGAAGAGAAGATCAAATCAATCACACCTGAAAAAGGTATCATCACAGATATATGGGTGGAGGAGGCTACAGAGTGCTCATATGAAGCACTTAAGCAATTAAATAAGAGACTTAGAGGTAAATCAAAATTAGCCAAGCGCTTGGTTCTATCATTCAATCCTATTTATAAAACTCATTGGATTTACAAGGAATACTTTAAGCCAATTAGCTGGGCGGATGATCAGACTGAATACAAGGATGAGCACTTATCTATTCTTAAGACTACCTATAAAGATAATGAATGGCTTGAAGAAGATGATATCTATGGGCTTGAGAATGAGGCTGACGAGTACTTCCGAGAGGTCTATACCTACGGTAACTGGGGCGTTCTGGGTGATGTCATCTTTAAAAACTGGAGATCTACAGATCTTTCCGGAATATCTCACACCTTTGACCGTATCAGGAACGGACTCGATTTTGGATACAGTCAGGACCCCAACGCATATGTGGGAGTTCATGTTGATAAGCGGAATATGAGGTTGTACATCTTTAAAGGCTGGCAGGCTAAGGGCTTGACAAACCCAGAGATTGCCAAGCTATTACTCAAAGATTGCAGCAAAGAGCCTGTGTTCTGTGACTCTGCTGAGCCTAAATCTATAGCAGAGCTGAAGTCTGATGGTGTGGATGCAAGACCTGCTAAGAAAGGTAAGGACAGCATCCTGCATGGGATCAAATGGCTGCAGAAGTTTGAGATAATCATTGATTCAAGCCTGCAGGATGTGGTAAATGAGTTTACAATATATCAATGGAAGAAAGATAAAAACGGTGACTCACTGCCGATCCCTGTAGATAAGGACAATCACAGTATAGATGCTTGCAGGTATGCCACAGAGATAGAGCATTCGGGATTTTTTGAGGATTTAATATAAGGAGATTGACTATGAGTAGATCAAAATTTAAGACAATGCGCCATATAGAAACAGTTAGAAATTACATGAATTACGTAATTAGGTTGCTGACGTACAAGCAAGAGAGGCATGACCAGACAAAACTCGAATCGCCAGAGGTTGAAATTTTTGAAGAGTTCACACCAAAACTTCGGGACTGCACATATGGCAGTGATGTATATAAAGAGTATCTTAAAGAGATGAAAGTAGCTTTAGATCACCACTATTCGCGGAATAGACATCATCCAGAGCATTTTAAAAATGGACTTAATGGTATGAATCTAATTGATCTGATTGAAATGCTCTGTGATTGGAAAGCTGCGACTCTTCGCCATGATGACGGGAGCCTTATGAAAAGTATTGACATTAACCAGGAAAGATTTGGATATACAGATGAGTTGAAAGAAATTCTAAAGAACACTGGCTTCTTATTTGGCAATGGAAATGACGACGTATTCCATAAAGCGAATGAGAGCTGAGAACTAAATGAAACCAATAATCAAAGTAGAGCAGCCAGAATTCGAGAAGGGAACGCTCCAGGCCCGTATCGATTTTGCTGTCGTGTGTGGCAGCGAGGTATATCCTAAGCCTGCGACCTTCCTTAATACAGAGACCGATGAATATTTCTGTAATATTGTTGGAGGCCTTGCCTATCCAACCGCCACACTGCCTGGATGCATCATTATCATCGGTGTACAGAATGATCCTGTAAAGTTCAAAGTGCTTGAGGCTGTTGAAGATAAGAATGTATTTAATCTGCTTAAAGATGTGATCAAGTTCAGAGAGAAGTACGGGTTCGGCCTGGACGCAAGACTGCTGCCATGGTGGTATGGAGATGAGAAGAAGTTCCAGACTTTGATCGTGAAAGCGTCTATCGCACTTGAAAAGAAACTTGGAATAGATCAGGGACTATATTTGAGAGATACTGTTGATTTGAGAGAGAAAAACAGTTTTCCCTTGTTCATCCGTCAAATATATCATACACTGGAAGAAATAAGGCTTGACATTTCACAAAATGAAATTCTTGTCGGAGCACTGCAGGGATTTCAATATGAGGATGCTGAAAAGGGAAAGACCGAGAATTTCCCGGTTGTTGGCCTCCTCGGTGGAATGGTTCACAGTTTACAGATAGAACAGCCTTGGATGCAGAGTGTATTGCAGGGCGAAGCATTTAATGTAGCAATATAAGGATTTTATCATGAAAAAATTAATTCTGCTTTTAATCGTTTTTATGTTGGCGTTCACGTCTATTACTTTTGCAAAAGACAAACTGGTAACCACCATGTCCGGAAGGAACTATTACTATGTTGAATCTCTAAGAGACTACATGGTACAGCTTCCTTCTCTCTTTGTTGACGGGGCCGGCCCGATCTTAACCTCAACCGCACCTGATTGCTCAACTGTAGATAATGTTGCCGCAGTCGTATATGCCAGCTCAGCTGAGGTTGCAGAGATACAGTTTATGCATCCGGTGAGTTTAGATTTTGGAGGTCTGAAGATTGAAGTCACAGCAACGTCCTCAGTAGCTACAGGATCGCTACAAGCTTTGGACTGGTCCATCTTTGTCCAGGACCCAGATTCTACCATAGGCACAGTTGTCGCACAGACTGGAGCCGCTTTTACATCCACATCCATGGATACCGAAAATGATAAGGTGACTCTGACACTCAATGCAGCGGGGATTGCAGCTGTGACGAGAGGTACAAGTGTGATCGATATTGCAATCTGGAACGACGGTACTGGTAACGGTACTTTGGAGATCAAAGGTATTAAAGTACTGGAGCAATAATTGCTCGACTATAAAAAAATATATACATACCTGATAGTCGCTGTATTTTTTACAGTGACTACTTTCAGGGTTCCGGTCGGTGGGGAGTTAAGAGCTCTGTTCGAATACTCTGTTCGATGTGGGATTGTCCTGCTGTTTGCAGCCTATCTCATTAAAGAGGTAAACCTTTGGGCAGGCATCCTCCTTATAACCGGATTAATATCACACTCATTGCCGTGGTTTATACTATCTGGAGTCAACCAACTTCACACCACCAGATCCTATATAGCGCTGGACTGGATGGTGTTTAGCCTTATATTATATGCACTTCTTGTAAAGACAGATTACGACATTGAGACCGTCTACAATATGATCTGTGTGGCTGCACTGATCCAGGTAGTATGGTTGATATCTCAAAGGATTGGGTACGACCCATATCGGTTGATAGGATTCAAAGGAAATCTTGAGGTAACAGGCTTGATGGCTAATCCAAATGAGACCAGCGCCTTCATTGCTATCTGCACACCTGCATTTTTCCGTGGGAAGTGGTTATGGTTCTTACCTGTTGTGATGGTAGGACTTTTTATTTTAGGATGCCTCAACGGTATGCTCGCTCTATCTGCCGCAGGTGCTATATACCTATTCCTTTTTGCGTATAAAAAGAGAAACATTGTTCTTATTATAGGCGCCGTAGTTGGAGTAGCTTTAGTTGTCTATGATATGTACTCCAGTAACCTGGTAGGATCAACTGAGGCCAGACTATATATCTGGAAAAAATCTATATCCCTCACCTTGATCAACCAACCATTTTTAGGCTTCGGTCTTGGTAACTGGGCGAATATTGATCAGCTGCTTATAAATAACCAGGCATATGAAGGCACCACGTCATGGTCAAGGCTGCACAACTCTTTCATTCAGGGATATGTGGAGATGGGGGCTATGTTTATTGTTGTGATGATTGGGTATGGCTCTGATATTTACCGGAGGTATAAGAAGGGTATAGTACCACTCTGCGCCCTGGCTGTAATCTTTATATGCTGTAATACAAACAGTTTGTTCAGAATGAACGCAATCAACGGGATGTTTGCTATCCTTTGGTTAGCGATACTTGAAAAAAGTTTGAGAAAGGAAATATAAATGGAAACATTTTTAGCTTTTTTGGCAGGATGGATCGCGACCCTCTCAGGAGTCGCACTTGGTGGATGGTTCGTTTACAGAACCAAAAGAGAGTCATATGACCCATTGATAGGCGCACAGCCTAAAGGCGAGGTGTTTAACCTTGGTGAGGATGACTTTAAGTTTCCAGAAGTAAAATCATCTGCACATCTACCAAAGGCCACTGAAGAGCACCATAATAAATTTGTTGAGCAGTTCGCTGACAATTTAGCTAAGGGGGCCGGGAATGGAAGTAAAGATACTAATTGACGGTAAAGAGTACACCATCGAAGAGGCTAAAGAGCTAAAGCTTAAACTCGATGAGATTCTCAAACAAGAGACGCTTCCTTGGTATCCTCCTATTAACGTCCCTTGGCAGCAGCCAGTTGGACCTTACTATGAGCATCCTTATATAATAACAACATCACCTAATAGTGATGAAACTATGTGGATGGATATGACATATGGAAATCAGAACTAAATCAGGCGCTCCGTTCAAAACAGAGCCTGCAGCCAAGAGAGCACTTCTCGATAATCCAGGCTACGAAGCTCTTAAGGTTGAAGGTGGTTGGGTATGCTGGTGTATAGATCCTACATCAAGTAAACTTCTGAGAGATTCAGGAAAAGATGTTTTATGCCCAGGCTGTGGTCAATCCTACCACTCAACAACTGAGCACTACAATCCGGATATCGATGCGAATCCTGCCATGCTTACATTAAAAGAGCCTTACAAGTCATGGGGATGGACCCAGATGACCAATGATCCCGGGATGGGTTATGGTTGTTTGGAATGTCCGGACTGTGGATCGGCTCTATCACCTTCGGGTACATTGAGGATAAAAGAAAATGCCTAAAGATAAAGACTTCAGTCTAACGAATCTACCACCTAAAGGTAATAAAGAACTTGGTAAGTTCATTTGGAAGCTGTTCGAAAACTCGTATTCTGAGAAGGAACGTCTTGGCCTGATGGATCGATGGAGATCTAACTACCAGCCAATGTTGAGAGGACAGTTGCCAATATCACAGCAGAGAATCCTGTAGCTGAAGTCGTTGATATGTCTTTAGGATCTGATGGTAAAGCTGATCAAGTACTCACACTGAAAATGAAGAAGTGGTGGAATGAGACAGAGCAGCAGACAACCCTTGGCACTACGAGCCTCAACAATGAGAATTATGGTATAACAATCGAGAAAGCTGTCTGGGACCCGAGTAAGAAGCGATATAATCCTGTTATTATGGATGCATATTCTTATTTCCCTCCACCTGGATACTTTGCCAAAGTGACTGAGATGCCTTACCAGATCCATGCGTATCCGGTAGAGATTGATAAGATTGAGAAACAATTCAATGTGAAAGATGTCGGTGCTGATGATGTGAGAACCATTCTTGGTATTGAGGATAGAGAAGATGTCCGACCAAATGCCACCCTTGATGAGCATGGTGTTGGGATCGTGAATCAGCAGAGCAAAGGCACCTCCTACACAACAGAGGACGTTGATGGCAATAACACTAAGGCTCTTGTTATAGAGTGCTGGATCAAAGACAGATCAACTCACTCAGTCACTGTCAAAGATCCTGACGGCAATCCGATCCTTGATGAAGAAGGTAAAGAACAAAAAGTCACAGAGCAGAAATACCTTGATGGTATCAGGGTCATATCTGTGGTCAATACAGATAAAGTCCTCAACGATATGGGTAACCCGAATATAAACTGGACTTTGCCTCCGTCAGATACATCAAACACTTTTGCATGGGGCCAGATTCCGATGTATAAAGTTAATTCATATGATGACACCACATCTATATGGGGATTTAGTGCTGCAGAGCAGACAGGGCCTTTAAATAAAAAAATTGATGAAATCATTTCCCGAATGGTCGCTTACTGTAACAGAGCCCTATTTCCTACACTAATACTTGAGCAGGGCTGTGGCATCACAAAGTCCATGATCAATACTAAACCAAACTTAGTACTGATGCCTGCCAGACCAAACGCCAGGATCGAGTACCTTCAGATTCCAAACTTGCCATCAAACTTCTTTGATATACTGAACACGCTTGTATCCTTCCATGATCGCATCTATCAAATAGAAGATGCTGATAGAGGTGTGCAACCTACAGGCGTTACAGCCGCATCAGCCATTGCTACTCTTCAAGAGCGGAACGCTGTTCTCATCAGACATAAGATACGGTCTATCGAGCATCTTGTCCGGATGCGTGGCAGGTGGCACATATCTTTCATGCAGAATTTTGGTATACAGAAAGAAGAGATATTCCTGAAGGATGATACAGTGTTTACGTTCCGAGGCATTGACCTTGTCGGTAAAAAATTCAATATTATTGTGCAGAGTAATTCAACGATCTCCACGTCCAGTGTTCACAAACAACAACAGTCTATGGAGCTTTATGGTGCTCAGGCAATTGATAGAATCGCACTCCTTGAAGACCTGAACTATCCAAACAGGAAGCAAGTTATTGAAAGAATGGGTGAAACACAGCTTGACGAAGCGCTTAATATACTGGTACAATCAGGTTTAGATGAAGACCAGGCTGTACAGCTCAAACAATTTTTAATGCAGCCACAGGAGGGGCCAGAGGCTCCAACGGAAGATAAAGTCCCAGCGGGACAGGAGGCGATATGATACTCACTACGATCATAGTTCTGATAGCAGGTTTCGCTTTTTTGATCTGGTTTATAGACCAGGACCCTGTAATTATAGAGAACTCATATGATTTTGATGAGTGCTTGGAAGAGTCTGAGTTTAAACGCAGAATGGATCACTGTAACGAGGTGAGAGCCAACGGATAGCTAAAATAAAAATGGGCTAAGCTGACGGTCTGGCCGGACTGAAAGTTTACAACGATATAAAAAGAGGGCAATTATGGTGCCATAATCACTGTAGTTTGACCCTCTTTTTTTATGCCCATCAGGAGAGTAAATGAAGAAACTTTTAATTATTTTTGTACTGACCTTATTGATCAGCACTGGTGCGTTTGCAGCTGATCTCAGATGGGATGCCAGTGCAGGTGAAGTTAAAGGTTATACAGTGTACTGGACTGACTCTACTGGAGAGCCTTTTAATAAAACCGTTTCAAGTACAACTCTTGCTATTTTAGATATCGATAATGCTTTGGAGCTTGCTCCTAAAGAAACGTATAATTTTATAGTCAAAGCATATAATGATTCTGGAGAATCAGGACCAAGTAATAGTGTTGATTTTACAGCTAATCATTATTCCCCACCTACCGATAAAACCCCTGGTGGACGAAAAAGTAAACCCAATGCTACGACCCTTACTAAAGGAGAATAGATGCCATTATATGATTTCGAATGCCAGGAATGTGAAAACACTTTTGATAAACTTCTTCCTTTAAAAAGGTACAAGGAGCCTCAGACTTGTTCAAAATGTGGTGGTAAAACAAATAAGATTTTAACCCTTGGTCATGGAGGTATTCAGGATGATCACCCTGTATGGCTTGACGAATCAATAGTCAGGCAATTACAGGATACTGATAATCCAGGATTAAACCGGATTGAATCAAGGACGGAATATAACAACTACCTGAAGGATAATGGCATAGTTCCTACGAATTAGCCCCCCTTCACTAAATTGGGATACCGGAGCAATCCGCCCCAGCAAGGAGAGAAAAATGGCGAACGACGATGGTGTAACACCGGTGGACCAAATAACAGATCCTGTAGTAGACCCTGCAGCCGACTCTGTAGTAGACCCTGTTGACCCTGCAGCAGTAGCAGACCCTGTGACTTTTGGTGGAGGTAAGTTTAACTCCATCGAAGAACTCGAAGACGGGTTTCTTAACGCACAGTCGAAAATTGGGGAGCAAGGTACAGAGCTTGGAGATGCACGTAAGCAAATCAGCACTCTGACATCAGCACTGGACACAACACAACCAGCGCCCACAGAAACTGTGGATACCGTTGACAGTCAAATAGCCGAGGTGAACAGCCAGGTTGAAAATGGTGACTTGTCGTACACAGAAGGCATGGCAAAAATAGCCGCGATTGCAACAGATCAGGCGACTGCTAATGCAATCGAAGGTGTTAAGCAATTTCAAAACCAGCAACAGGTTGAAGCTTCAAAGAACGATTTTCTCTCTAACAACCCAGATTTTAAGCAACTTCAAACATCTGGCGTACTGGATGAAGTAAAGAGCTCCCTCCCGGGATTACATGACGACTTCAGTGCATATCATGCGTTTAAGGCACATGAGACCGCTACGAATGCTGAAGCACAGATTGTAGCCGCTAAGGCTGAAGGATTTGAAGCTGGTAAAGCTGAGATGGCAAACATTGCATCAGGTGACGACAACACTCAAAAAGTTCTTCAGAACCCTGGTGATGCCGTATCCATTGGGAGTGGAGATAAACCAAAAACGAAGAATGATTTGATAAATAGTGGTGTAGCCGCCTTTAATGCAGCTGCTCCATAAGGAGCTGAAAAATGGCTTTAACTTTGACCCAAATCCAGGCAGTAACGAACGATTACTACCTCAATAAGATGGCTACAGACAACATCTTTGACGACAGTGTACTGTTGTGGATACTTATGTCTGGTAGCAAATTTCAGGACACCATGGTACAGCCTGGTGAAACTGTCGATGGTGGAAAGACTATTAAGGTACCTCTTGAGTATGCTAAGTCGCATTCAGGTGCGTACGGTAACACCACCAAAATCCCTCAGAGCAAAAAAGATATCATCAATGCTGCTCTCTTCCCTTGGGCTGGTGCGTTCGGTTCCAATGCCATCGACCTTGATGAGCAGGTGCAGAACACAGGACCTGAGGCCATTGTGAGCCTGGTACAGGGCAAACTGAACAGTATCGCTAAATCTGCCAGAGACAGCCTTGGAACAGATGTTTACTCAGCAGCAGCGACCAGTGATAATGTACTTGGCCTCGATGACCTATTTTCTACAGTTACAGCCACCACTTACGGTGGGATTGCTGAAGATGATATGGCAACCTGGGCTGCGAATGTCAACACTGATGGTGGTGCGATCACTTATAAGATCATGCAGGCTATCAGACGTGATGCCCAAGTTGGCCAGAACAAGAACAAAAAACCAGATCTTTACATTACAACTGATGTTTTGAAGGATGGCTATGAAAGAACCCTTCAGGCAAACGTCAGATATAAAGATACAACCATGGCCAACGCCGGATTTGATAACGTGCTCTTTGGTGGAGTTCCTGTCGTTGCTGATGATAAGCAGTCTGCGGGTATCGTGGAAGGGCTGAACACTCGCTTTCTCCATATGAAAACCCATAAAGATTATATGTTCACCAAACCGATCTGGGAGTATGACAAAGAACAGCCTGATACAATGGTAGCCAATACCAGATGGGTTGGACAGCTTGTCACAGATTACAGAGCGGCCCACGCCAAATATACTGGCCTGACTGAACCTGCTTAGAGTTTGATTGACTTTTAAACCCGGGGGAGATTTTCAGACCTCGGGTTTATTTAAAAATATTAATGATTAACAAGGGAGAAATAAAATGATTTCGGATTCGAGCTTTCAGCACAGCGCAGCTTTTGCTGCAGGTGCACTTACCACATATTTTATAGTGCCTTACAGATGCACTCTTCGGGATCTAACTGGAATTGTCCAGGCCGACCCTGGCGATGATGAGACCGTAACTGTAACCACAGAGCCAACTGTCGGTGGAACTGGTATAGATCTGGGCGTCTTGACGTTTGGAAATGATATCGCAGCTGGTGCCGTTGGTGCATGGGTAGCAGATACCACAACTGGTGATACTGTTGTAGAAGCAGGTGCCTTTCTCAAGTTTGTTACAACTGCCGCAGCCACAGCGATTCTTGACATTAACATTGAACTTGACCCATACGCACTTAGTTAGATTTGATTACATGATTTTTGAAAGCTGAGAGTTTAACCGCTCTCAGCTTTTTAGGAGTTAAACATGACTTTGAAAGAAATGCGGGATCTTATCGCAAGTATCATCAATGACTCCGAATATACGGACACCATAATTGATGCTTTTATCAACGAGGGCGTATTGACTGTGGCGACAGGTGAGATACTCCCAGGTCGGTTTGATCTCAGCCCTGCGTTACCCAGTCTATATAAGACAGATACTGTCGATACTGATACCGATAATAATACAGATCTGCCAGTCGAATTTAATCGAGACGTTGTCCTGGTAGCAGATTCGGATGGCAATAAGATAAAGATAGAACCATCATTCGAGAAGTTTATAAATACTACTCAGAGTGAAGCAGGTACCGTAGATGTCGTTGCGGTTAAAGGAAGCGTCCTCTACTATGATAGGATACCTTCTGCGGCTGCAACCCTTACAGTTCACTTCTATTCTACGCCAGCTACTTTAGTTGAAGATGTTGACATCCCAACATCTATACCTGCAGTACTTCACAGGCAACTAATTGTCTCCTATGCACTCAAAGAAATATATAATGAGATTGAACTCGGCATGTCAGGACAGAAAGTAGATACTGCCAACTATACAAACATCCATGACCAAGGGCTGATCAGATTGAGACAGCTAATCCCTGAAGATGATCTAACTAATTTTTATGAGGAAACTACATATGACTCCTTTAGAACGGGAAGAATTTAAGCAGGAGATAATCGAGGAGATGACATTGTTCATCCCTGAACTTGTCAACAGTATGGTCGCTGAGATAGGCGCCCAAAAAGAAGTCAATGCGGAATTCTATGCCAAGCATAAAGAATTTAAAGGTCACGAGAAGATTGTTCGGAGTGTTGTCGGCTCAATGGAAGATCCTCTCAGAGACTATAAAGATATTCTGAATGAAGCACCTGCAAAGATAAGAGAGCGGATCAACACGATGAAGTCTATCGATGCTGATACTGTGAATCCAAATCCAGATCTAACTTTGGGTAATGGAGTTCTATAATGGCCACACCTATCAAAAATTTGGAGAAGGGTCTGCGTCCATCTAAACGGATGAAGCGAAACAGCGGGTATCTGACTACATGTACAGGAGCTGTCGGGAGAGATGGAACTCTCCAGGCCATGGACGAAATAACCAGGATGGCCACAGCAACGATCACTGATCCTTTCCCATATCCTCAGGTCTTTGTTTTTAATCGAGTCATTATTGTCTGTGGTCTGACTAAAATATACGAGTGGGTAAATAGCGCTCTGGTTGAGAAGATAGAAGTTACAGCAGGTAAGACATGGCGAGCCTTTGATGGGTTCGAGTTTATATGGCTTACAAATGGGATAGTATCTGTGACCAGAGATTCAGGTGATTTTGATTATTCTTTGAGTACGACACTGCCTGTTGCTGGAGCTATGGTCAATTTTAACGGTCAGGTTATGGTAGGAGGGTACTAATGACAGCTTTAGTAGAACAATGGATGGAATTGGAAACATCTTTAAAACTTGCCGATGATAGATTAACAGAACTTGAAGAACAAATTACAACTTTGAAAGCGGAACGAGCTGAATTTTTAGGTAAAATGAAAGCTGATACTATTCCAGAAGCTCGGGAAAAGATTCAGATTATTAAACAAAAACTAATGAACGCCAAAACATTAGCCGAAGAAGAAGCAACCGCTATGGGAATTTTATAATATAATTGGAGGTATTTCATGTCTGATCGAGTAAGGGCATTTATAGCATTAACGGGTGGAGGTGTTGGATCTCTTGATGCGAAACCAGTCGCAGGGATTTCTGATGGTGATATTGCCTTTGGTATGGTGAATGGGCTGTATCACCCTTACACGTATGATGCTGCAAGTACAGCCTCTGAGAGTTCTCCTTATGTAATTATCCCAGATGATAATGTGAGTGGTACAGGGGCTTGGATTCTTGGTGGGTTTCAGGGGGCTTTTAGTCATGTGAGAGCCTATGGGTCTACGACAAGTATAGCAGATTCGTCAGCTACTACAGTAATTCAAGCAACAGAAGATTACGATGATTTAGGGGAATATAATATCTCCACTGGTCTGTTTGAGCCAATTTATTCGGGAAAATATCTGTTCATATTTTGTTTTAGATTAGGCGCAGCAGCTTATTCACAACTCGATAAAACTATTGTCTTTTTTAATATTGAAGGTACTGATGTGGTTAAGACACCTTATTCTGATGTACAAGCTGCTGGAACATACACATTAAGTGACAATGTTTCTGTTGTTCTTAATTTATCTGCTGGAGAT